TGTCCTTTGTCATTGTCTAACATTGATTGTATTGCTTGCTCTTGATGTGGTCTTAGTTGCATTAGTTTTCTTTAGATGTCTATATTGTAGCAGCGATCTCCTGTTCTGTGTGATTAAATGTGCCAGTTACATAATTGGTTATGTAAAGATGTTTTACCTTTGAACCTGAGTGATCTTTTCCTTTACCAAAGTTCTGCATATACTTAAAGTCTTTTGTGTGAATATAATAATCTTTTAATTCTTCACGATAGAAATCACAATCAGAATGAATAAACAACCACTTTGCCTTTGTATTCTTCATTGCTTCAACAAGTCTTGTATGGAGTGTATCTCCTCCATCCCCTGTGGTATATCCAAGTCGATCTAAGTATGGTGGGTCTAAGAATATCCAATCATCCTCAGTACACTCATTAACAATATCAATTGCATCTGTATTAAGTATCGTTGTTTTCTTAGTAAAGAAGTTATGATGGTCAGGAGATAGATTACAATTCATCTTCTTATAGTGTCCAAAAGGAACATTAAATTTACCTTCTGAGTTATATCTTTCCATACCTGAGAAACACAACTGTCTCACAACAATATACGCAATAGCATACTCTAGATCACTATAATCATCAGGGTCATTAATAATATCTCTTGATGAATAAAACACTTTCTCTAACTCATCGTGATCGTATGTCTTGATCTCATCTATTCTTCTCTGTATCGTTGGATAATTATCACTCCCTATCTGCCTGTAAAGGTTTATAACTGCCTTATTAATATCATTTAATACACAAGTATCTCCATAGTGTAGTGCAACAGCAGAACCACCACAAAAAGGTTCTACTATCCGTTTGAACTCTTTGGGTGCAAATTCTTTAATTCTAGAAAGCTCTTTTGTCTTTCCACCCTGATACTTGATAACTGGTTTCATATCTACATTATAACATAGATATGTTTACTTTGCAATCATTACACCATTTTTCCAGTTGTCAAAGTTCCACTTTTTCCATTGTCCATACTGTTTGGGATCATTTTTTTCATCACTTATCATTTCTAAAAATTTATCGTCTGGATTGAATGGTAAAGACTTAGCATATTTCCAAAAAGGTGTATCAAATTTTGAACCAAATTGATAATGCCATAAAATTATATTTTCAAGTTGTTTCATATTTGTTCTAATTTTATTATTACAATACTCGTGAGATTGAATTTTAAATATAAAATCCCAAGATTGTCTGCAAATATACTGATAGAAAGCAACAGATGTGGCTTCCATCGGTTCAATGAACCCATACATATTTCCTTGTAATATAGTTCTACTTCCATTATAAAAATCTTTTGCCATATAATTATCGAAAACTAATTCGTCAATTATATAATCTAGTCCGAACCTGCTTGAAAAATCATCTATTGCATCTTGTCGTTCCGTAATTTTATTATTGTAAAGATAACCATACGACACGCTATCTTTATTTGGTATAACAAATGTCCAACCATTAGGGGTTGCAACGCAACGTGTGTAAATTAAATCAGGGTTTTTTTCAAATTTCTTGGATAAAAGAACAGTATTTAAGGGATTAGTAAGTGAATCATAATTACTACTATCTCGATTATGCCTACCTCTACAATCAAAAATTACAGTTGCATCTATTTCATCTTCGGGATTATTAATTACTTTCTCGTGTACTTTAAAAAATTTTGAATTTATAACACATTCTGATAACTTTTTAGGAACAAAGTGCATTGCTGCATTTGGCATTTCAAATGGATGAAAAATTTTATCATTTTTTTGTCCCCATCCCTCGTATAATATACCTGTTTTGATGGTGGCATCAATTGGATTATTATACCAATCAATATCCAACATTGAACAGATTAATCTTGGAACTGGTATGGTTGTTCCTTGTCCTACTTTCTCGATTGGATGATAATGTGGACTATGATATATTTCTATTTCAAATTTATCTGATTGTTCTGATAAGTATTTTTGATAATGCAATGCTGTAACACAACCTGCATTTCCTGCACCAATAATAGCTATTTTAATCATAACAAAAAAAAGTTAAAGTCATACGACCATTTTGAATAGTATCACCAAATAAATCTGTAGGTGCGTGAGTAAGATGAGAAGGATATGCCACCATTTTATTATAGTGATTTTGCACATCAATTTGTTTATCATCTATAATAATAGAAGTTCCACTATTTTTAGGAGGATTTGGTGTCAAATAAACGATACCTGCATAATTATAATTAATATCTCGATGCCATTTATTTTTATCAAAGTTATTTAATGTATTTTTAGTATCACTAAAAGTTAAATGAAAGAAAGTTTCTATGGATATGCTTTTTAATTTAAATATTTTTAAAATTTCATCTAGAATACACTTTTTTGATTGATCTAATAATTCATTTTTGAAATTACTAAGTTCTTTTGTCCTATAACCTCTCCAGTTTACTCTCCTTTTTATTTCGTTAGGACTATAAAATCTCGATGTCAAAGATATGTTTCTAATTTCTTCTACATCAGAAAAGAAATTTTCCCTAACGAATAGTTTTTCCATAAAAATATTATAACACTCTGATTAGCTTTTGACAAGTGAAATATATATGTTATAATGTATTTGTTAGCGAAAATAGTATGGAAAGCAAATCTAATGACCGTATAACAGATTTTATAATTCGATATAAAAAAATATTTACAAGAGAAGAGTGTCGAGATATAATTGAACATATTGAATTTTTCGATGAAAACTCTTTATTATATTCTCAAAACATAGCAAATAGACCTTTTCAAGATCAAGATGCCACAAATTTATTTTGCGATGAAGGAATTACTTTAGCAAGTGCAACTAATGTTACCAAGAAAATTTTCCCTAAAATAGATCCTTGTATTAAAGAATATCTTAAACAATTTCCAATCTTAGGAACTCGTAAATTTTCAGTTCATGATTGTAAGATTAAAAAAATTAAATGTGGTGCTGGATTTCACGCTTGGCACTATGAAAATGGTGACGTAGCAAATTCTCGTAGAACATTCGTCATACAAGTTTACCTCAATGATGATTTTGATGGGGGTGAAACTGAATTTTTATATCAAAATAAAAGAGAAAAAGCATCAGCTGGAGATGTCTTAATTTTTCCCTGTCAATATACACACGTTCATAGGGGTAATCCACCAATAAATGGGGATAAATATCTAGTTACCTCTTGGGCATGGATACAAGATAATGGTAAAGAAACTTATTAATTATGAAAGAATTTCTAGAAGCAGATTTATATGTGGAACCCTTTCCATTAATGGTTGTACAGAATTTTTATAACAAAATTGAATTAGAATTGATATGGAAAGAATTAGATTTTTATACCTCACCAAATAAACTCTTTGAGGCAAAGGAGTATGGTGGTGTCGTAGATCGCACAAATGCAAAAGCTATATGTTTAGATGAGCTTTATAAAGGACAGGAGAATAAAAAGAATTTCAGAAATATATCAAATATATTGACAGTCAACCGAAAATTATTTAATAGTGGTGTGTTAGATAAATTTTCTCAACTACATGAATGTTGTACTTTAGCAACTAAGAGTAATCATGACGTTACTAAAGTAAGGTACTATCACAATAATGAGTATTATGATCCTCATACAGATAAAAGTGTTATGTTTCTTGCCTTTTCATATTTTTTTAAAGAACCCAAAAAATTTACTGGTGGTGACTTAATATTCCCGAAGTATGATTTTAAAGTGCCTTGTGATAATAACACAATGGTCATTTTTCCTGGTTGGGTAGAACACGGTGTTAGAAAAGTAACTATTAAAGACTCAGATTATTTTGATGGTTGGGGTAGATATTGTATTTCTAGTTTCTTTGGTTGTAGGGATCGATCATTCTTTGAAGATACTAATGACTGATACTCCAAATTTTATATCAACATATGATAATGTTTTAACAAGTGAAGAATGTAAACAAATTATCTATGAATTTGAAAATAGTAAAGAAAAACAAGTTGAAGGTAAGGTAGGTGGTAATGAAATAAAAATTGGAACTAAAAAATCAACTGATATAACTTACAATTTTTTAGATAATTCACAAACTACAAAAATTATTAGCAAATCATTACGTAAATATGTAAATGTATATACCAACCAATATCCAGAACTTAATCAAAAAGTGAGAAGTTGGTCAACTTTTGATTATTATAATGTTCAAAGATATAAACCACAAGAAGGATATTTCAAAGCACACTGTGAAGCAGTTGATATTAAATCATCTAGTCGTATTTTAGTATGGATGTTTTATTTAAATTCTGTTGAAAATGGTGGTACTTTATTTCCTCAATATGAAATTGGTATTAGGGCAATTCAAGGTCGATTGGTAATTTGGCCTGCCTATTGGACTCATCTACACAAAGGTCAAATAAGTCAAACTCAAACAAAATATATTACTACAGGATGGTATAGTTTAACAGTTTAGTAAAATCTATATTGATGTCCTCCTAGTCCACCATTTCTATGACCATGCTCTAAACTTGGGTTATGTGGTTCATCAAATTCACTATAACTACCACCACCCGCAGAACCACGATCACCACCATTTCCACCAGTTGCACCCTCTGCTTCTGAATCATTTCCACCTTTTCCACCATCACCACCTTGTTCATTATCGGGTTCTATGTTAAGTCCACCACCTTTTCCACCAGCAACACCACCAGAAGTTCCATCAATACCAGCAGGGATTCCAGCACCACCGCCACCTCCACCACCACTAGCAGAGTTTCTATCACCCCAATCATTTTGTTCGGCACCAGGTCCGCCAGCACCACCGCCACCGCCACCAAATATCCTTGACTCTCCACTTATTTCATCTTGTAATCCAGCAGGTATCTTCATACCACTTGTTCCAACACCACCATCTTCTCCTTTTGATTCTTCATTTCCAGTATCTCCACCATTACCACCTTTACCTCCAACAAGACCTTCATCACCTAAATCAACTGCTAGAGTTGTATCGGTTGGCCAACCCATCTGATTAATATCATTATTGTAATTTCCTGTTAAAAATGCAACATCATCTCGAACTTGTGCACCCTCAGATCCAAAAGTTTTGTTTATATGAATAATTACTCTTTTTCCACCTTGCCATTGTGATTTAGTGATTGATGATCTATATCTTCCAACTATATCATATTTTCCATTCAAAAATCGATCAGTGTATGCATCATGACCAAAAGTATTAAATCCAACAGTATGACAATCAATTACAACATTTAATTCTTTTTGATAAAAATCGCTAAACTTTATTTCACCAGATGTTGGAATTCCAATATCTAGTGGTAAGTCTCTTAAGTCTCCTAAATCTTTATTTCCAAAATCTGGATGAGTGGTTCTGTATCTTCCTAAACTTCGACCAGGATTTTGACCGAATTCATCTTCGATTTCTTGAAATGATAATTGATTAGGAAGTGATTTATTAATAGCCATTATGTATTAACTGATAATGTTGAACCTGAATTAAATTGAATTTTATTACCAGAAGTTCCACCACCTAGAGAAGCACCAATACCCTCTGAATTTTGATTACCAGTAACATTTGTACCAATTATTCTTATGTTATCGTGGGTAGCTCCATTTATTAGAATTCCTCTACCCTGAGTTCCAGTTCCTTTTACAGATGTGTCACCACCAATTCTTCCACCTGCAATATAAACATCATCTACGTCATTCCCTATAAAAACACCATGATTAGTTCCAGAACTATTAGAACTATTACCAGATATAACAGGGTTAACAATACTGGTATTACCACCATCACTATCAATTAATATTCCATGCCCCTTATTACCTCTAACATTACAGTTAGTAATATTGACTGAACCATCTAAAGTTCCTGCAAGTTGAATTCCATGAGATTCACAAGTAGATGAGAAGCAATTATCCATTGTAATAAAGTTACCCTGAGTACTTGAACCTCCACTATCAATCAAGAATCCAGCTTGACCAGATGCTCTTTCAGCCTCAGCATTCTGGAAGTATATAAATTCACCTGTCCAAGTGTTATCTATGTAATATGAACGATTTAATCTAATAAAGGAACAATTTGTTACGAAAATTGTATTAGAAAAACCTTTAATATGAATTCCATCAACTTGATTATTAAGTGCTGATCCATCAGGAGTACCATCACCAACACAATCAGCAATTCTAATTTGATCTAATCTTTCACCACCATTTTGATCCATAGTTATGAAAGCTCCAGTTCCTTCATCAGTAGGAGGATTTCTAAATCTGCAACCTCTAATTATGGAATCACTTAAACCATTAAAGTTGAGACAATTTTTTATACCATGAAATACTAAATTCTCATAAAGATGACCCTGACAACCAGCGTTTGCATTAACTGTTATAGCACCAGAACCACCACTAACACCAGCATTTCCACCACCACCATTTGCAGCACCACCCTTGAATGTAATTCCTACAAAGTGAATAGCACGAGAATTTGTTATATTAAAGAACTCGTTGTTAGCATCCCTTCTTAGTACAGTTCCACCACTATCACCACCACCACCATAATTTTGTTGACCAGAACCTACGAAACGTATCGAATTATTACTATTACCAAGTGAAATTGTAGCATTAAGATAGAACATTCCACCAGGGAAAAATATTGTTCCACCATTTGTACCTAATGCAGTTATTGCATTATTGATTGCTGTAACGTTTGTACCATCAGTTGCACTTGCATCAAGACCATAATCAGCAGCATTAACAAATCCTTCACCTAATCTACTATCCCAACTTAAATTTCCAGATCCGTTAGTTTTTAAGAATTGACCATTAACAATATTATCAGGGAATGTCAATGTGTAACTCGCACCAGCACTATGAGGTGGTGATTTTAATTTGATACCATGACTTTGTGCTGAACAGTTAAGTTGTAATGTACCATCATTTCCTCCAGCACCACGCACTTCTACTACACCTGTACCATTTGGATTTAGTTTAATATTACCATTTGTGGTGCTTGTATTAATTTCTCTTGCTTGAACATCAAGATTACCACCAAGTTGTGGGGATGTGTCTTCTACTACATTATCAATTCCACCACTAGTAGATGCAAATGTAATTGTATCACTACTATCGTTTGTAGTAATCGTCACATTACTACCAGCAACTAATGTTAGTGTATCCGTTGTTGAATCAGCAACTACATTGTTTTGACCGCTAACTGCAATAGTTGAAAATACATTTTGTGATCCACCGCCACCACCAGTAGAGGCAAAAGTAATTGAATCTCCACTTGCATTTGTGGTAATTGTTATATTGCTACCAGCGACTAATGTAAGTGTATCAGTCGTAGAATCTGCAGCGACTGTCGATTGTCCAGCTACTGCTATGTTTGAGAAGGCATTTTGATTTGCCTCTCCTCCACCACCACCACTACCAAGTGAACCCCAAGATGATCCATTATATACCTGAATAGTATTAGTGCTTGTATTATAAACTAATGATCCTGATAATAAAGTTGCTGAATTTGTATGTGCATCACGAAGTAGATTTCTTTGAGCAGTAGTTACTCTCGGAGGAATCATATATGCAAGTTGTGACCTGTTAAATGGTAATCCACTCTCACCTTCATTTGATATACTTACAACATCGGAGAAATCAACTGCTGATCTTGTTGTGCTTCCTACAGATACTGCCTTTTTTATATGAACATTTCTATTAATAGTAACACCTATATTAGCGGTGGCAAACGTATCTGTAAATATTCCAACTTGACTATCATTATTAATAATTATTCTCTGATTTGGATTTGAGGATATATTTACTAAATTACCATCATCAGTAACTCCTATACCTACTCCAGTGGTAGTTAATTTTTGTATTGTTGATATACCTGTTATGGGAGAGTTGATAAATCCAGTTACATTGCCAGTAACATTACCAGTCACATTACCTGAAACATTTGCATTAACTGTAGTTACGGTTAGAGATCCACTTAGAGTTAAATTATTTGTGATTTCAACAGCACCCGCAAATTTAGCACCACCAGCAACCTCAAATTTAGTTGATGGGATAGTGACACCAATACCTAGTGATCCTCCAATACCTGTGAGGGTCATTAATCTTGAATTAAATCCTCTATGCCAATGGAAGTCTCCATCAACACCATTTGGATTGTTACCACTTATATGGTAATTAAAATTACCTATGCCATAATTTATGATATCAAGTGACTGTGCTGAACTGTAAGGTGCACCTGCTCCACCACCATACCTAAATTCTGCATTATTTGTATTAGCAGTGCTTGGTTCTCTACCAACTGTTAGACCTGCAATACCTGTGTCACTTGTAACTTGTATTTCTGTATTACCACTCTTTCTTACCTGAATATCATTCGCAGGTGCATCAGTTCCAACACCAATCAATGGTGAATTAAGTTCTGTTGTTGCTGTAATAACACCAGATGCAACAATATTAGTTGTATCTAATTGATTAAAAACATTTACACCGAAACCAGTGGTTCTTAATTTTTCATTACCATCATTAAATAACGTTGTTGCACCACCCACAGTGGTAATTAAATATGATTTACTACCAGTTCCACTTTTTAATTCAAGATTATCAGCAATTATTTCAAGTGGTGAACCAGAAATTTGTGAAACATTTGGACTTACAGTAGTATTATGTCGTATTTTTAAGTCTCCACCACCACCAAAAACAGCAAACGTATTGTCTCCAAATTCTAGTGAATCGTCTGATTTATCCCACAGTAAATTATAATTATCACCAATAAATGCTACATCATCCCTGAATGTTGAAACACCTGCTGTATTTAAGTTGTTTATTAATATATTTGGTGTGCCAGATAAATTTGCAGCAGTTCCTGATGTGTTTTGATTACCCGCTATATTAACACCAGGTAAATTTATGTTTGCAGTACCATCAAATGATACCCCACCAATTGTCCTTGCAGTTTGTAATTGAGTTGCAGAAGCAGCAACACCTACTATATTTCCAGTTATATTTCCAGTCAGATTACCAGTAACATTACCAACAAATGTTGTTGCAGATATTATACCAGATGCCTTGATATCACCAACTGAACTAATACCCACACCTCTACCACTGACACCACCGATCTGATTTGGATTTTCACCAACTTGCAAAGTAAATTGAGGATTTGTGGTAGCTATACCGACTGTGCCACCTGTATTATAAATGCTGCTTACAGCAAATCCAGCGTTAGTATCTTCCCACTGTGAGGTAGGCATACCCTGTAAATATCTTGCATCACCATAAAATGTAACTATTCCTGTTCCCTGTGCAGTTACAATACCACTCTTTATACTAACTCCAGCACCTATGATCTGAGTTGGTGCAACTTCAGTAAGAGTGAGCACTCCTACTGTAGCATTTGTTATCGTTGCATCACCAATAATTTTTACATTTCCACGAACATCAAGAGCTTCCGTAGGCACGGTGGTTCCAATACCAACCAGACCAGTAGAAGTTACTAACAGGTTGTCATCATCTACCTGTACCCCGTTACGAAAATTAAAATTCTTCTTGATATTTGCCATCAGTTATATTTTTAGTTATTTATTTGATTCAAGTGATTTAACTTTAGCAGTGAGTTCTTTAACTGCTTCAATTAAAACTGGAATTAATCTTTCATAACGAACTGCTTTTACACCATCACCTCTTGTAGTTGTAACGCCAGGTAATCCAAGTGCTTCAACTTCTTGTGCAATTACACCAGTGTCATTACCAATTGATTCATTATAAGACTCAGACTTCCATGTAAATGTATTACCACTAATCGCATTAACCTTGTCGATGGCGTTTGGAATAACTACAATATTTTCCTTAAGATTTATATCCGATGGTGAGAAAGTATTCATTATCTTTTTTTAAATATTTATGAACCCTCAAGTGAAGAAACTTTAGCAGAAAGTTCCTTGACTGCTTGTATGAGGACAGGAATTAATTTTTCATAACGAACTGCTTTGATACCATTCTCTCTGGTGGTGGTCAAACCTGTTAATCCAAGTGCCTCAACTTCTTGAGCAATAACACCAAGATCCTGTGCACCGTCTAACGCTGTGTGATTTTTAGATGTATTAGAACCTGATTTCCAAGTAAATGTATAACCACTAATAGATTTAATTTTATCTAGAGCATTTGGTATCGCATTAATATTTTCTTTTAAATTAATATCAGATGAATTAAAGGCAACAACATCACCATCACATCTGAATATTGGTTGACCAGACTCAACGTTAAAAGATGCAATTGTTACATCACTATTACCACTTTTACCAGCAATTCTAATTTGACCATTATTAGAGTCATTTTGAATAACTGCAATACCATCATCACCACCATTGGTGTGAATATCACCTGAATTTGATGCAGTTCCATTCAAATATAAGAATTTTTTACCAATAATATCACCATTATTTACAGTTAAATGATTTCCATCGAATGTCAAGTTGCTTGAGGTTGCACCATTATTAGATCCATTCTTAAATACAACTTGATTTGCAGATCCGAAACTTAAGTTACCAGCAGTCGTTGCAGTATCAGCATTACCAGTTAAATCTCCAGTTACATCACCAGTTACATCACCTGTTAAATTTCCAGTAATATTAGGTGAAATTAAAGTATTAGTACCAAGATTAAATTTAAATGTAGAATCAGTGAAACCAGTAACCATTGTACCAGAGAACACATTGGTTAAAACAAGACGATGCTCACCTGTTGCTGGTGTACTCATCTGAGCACCTGTGTTAGTTAAACCTGCACCATCACCGAAGAATGAGGTAGCAGTAATTGAACCAAATCCTACGATATCAGGTGTGTTCAATCCAACTATATCACCACCGATATGCATACTCTTTCCGATACCAACACCACCTAAAGTAATAATTGAACCTGTAGTGGTGCTTGTAGAGTTAGTAACATTGTGTACTCTAATGTTACCAGTTGAAGCAACTTTTATTTCACCAGTAACATCTAATCTCTTATTCTGATTTGCTAGTCTTACATTCTCATTAAATGTGACAGGCCCATCAAACTGAGATAATATTTGTTTTGATGTACCACCTTCAACTAGTAGTCTCTCCTTGATAATTACTTCATCAGCAACAAGACTTAAACGATTTGGATCTTCTCCTGTAATAGTTGGTATTGGTATGTCAAATGTTGTTTGTTGACCACTAGCAGATGCAATTTTGGTGTTTCCAATATAGAAATCACCCTTATCATTCATACCTGTGTAAACCACGTTACCACAAGATGTTTCTTGAGACTGAGTTAAGAACTCTTCTCTTTCTGTTAGAGATCTATTTTGAAGTTGAGGTAGTGCTGTTGAATAGTTACCTGGACCATAACCAACATATTCAAACGTATGTCCTGATGCTCTTAATATAGATGGTCTACGAAGTTCAATTGGTATTGGTTTTATTTTCTTTATTTTT